GGCCCGACTTGTCGTCGGGCCCGTACGTGAGATTTATTCTCATGTCAAACTCTTGTTTCCCCGTAGGGTTTCATTCTTGCTTGCAGGTTCTGTCCCATGGCGTCATTGAAGCAACGCGATCTTAGAGCAACAGTAGGTGGTGCTTTAAAGTACTACGTACCTAGTCCTACGACAACGTTGCGGACATGTCTCATGGGGCAAAGGGACAGTTGTCAGAGTGAATATGGTTTGAGAGAACAGGCTAACGCCTTATCAATCTACCATATCACTACCAACTATCCCTTGCTGAACGGACAACTAGTTAGCTCCGGGGTCCTCCAACGAGAATTCGTTGGATTTCCTGTAGGAAATAACTCAGTTGGCCCGACAGACCCACGCACCGTTTTTGGTACGCCTTCAGTGGCGCAACTAAACAATGATGCGTGGGAGATTCTCGCTAAGACGAATCCGTCACGTCCACATGTGAACGTGCCGGCCGCCTTGGGAGAACTCGGAGACCTGCCGAAGCTAGTCAAAGGTTGGGGCGACGGCCTACTGGCCGCAGCCGCCAAGGGAAATCTCTCTTGGCGGTGGTGCGTCAAACCGATGATCAGCGACGTCCGTAAGCTTGCTAACTTCGTCAAAACGGCAAATGACCGTTTAGCGCAGCTACGCAGGCTGAGGGATGGCAAGAAGATTAGGAAACGGTGCAACCTAAGTGCGAACACAGTAGCCAGTGGTCCTACTCGGAGTTTAATCCACTCTGAGGGTGCCGCTGTCTATGCCTTTGCGCGCAGTGTGTCGGAGTTCCAGAAATGGGGCTCCGCTGAATGGAAACTTCTTCCAGACAGTGTACTTCCAGAACTCTCTGATGCTGACCTAACAAGGTTCAACAAAAGAGTAGCACTCGGAATTACAACGCACGGTGCACTTGAAGCAGCCTGGGAATTAACACCCTGGAGCTGGTTCATAGACTGGTTTTCGAATGTCGGCGATATGCTTGCCGCGACGAACAACACAGTGGGCTGCACTTGGGGCAGGATCTGTGTCATGCGTATGTCTTACTCTAAGACTACGTATGATCTGGATCCAGTTGGAACTGCATCTTGGGTCACCTTTGATGGGTGGTACAATTTGCATTTTCAACGCAAGGAGAGGTGGCCAACCTATCCTATTGTCCCGTTTCCCCTACCTACACTTCCCGTCTTTGACGGCGGGAAGTTGTCGATACTCCTGTCCTTAGCTGCCCTCCGGCGCTGAGCCGGGGGTGTACAGTAAGGATTGGAGGTAACTCCCATGTTAGGTAACACGTTCGTTCTGCCTCAGGCTGGTGGTGACATCACCCTGAATCTGATCAACCAGGACGGGTATTCTTCGGAATACCTGTTCAAAGACAGCACTGGTCAATACCGCGTTCGGATCCGACACACTCGTGTCGGCCCGACCACGGCAAGACCCGCGACGTACGATCGCCACAACCTCGAGGTTGTGCAAACGATCTTCGCCGCAGGTGCTGTCCCCGAGTATGAACGTAAGTTCTACTTTGTCATTGAGCACTTGCCCAGTGACACCAGCGTGGCGTTGCACGATGCAGTGGCTGATAAAATCATCCTCTCATCGAACGCTTTGCTGACGGGACTCTTTGGTTGGAATGCCTAGTGCGCCTTTGGGGTTCCGGTAAGACCGGTTCACCCCCAGCTCGTTGCTGGGTCCCAATTGCGTAACGGCTTCTAACTTGGTTGCAGAACGTGGCACTCTAACAGCATGGGACATCTTGCCGGAGTTAATCCAGCTATGTCTAAATGCCATGTTAGGGAGCTGAGCAACGTGTACAAAGCGCTCTTCCAAGACGCTTTGGCCACGTTCCCGACGCTCGGGGCGGAGTTTGAGAAAGATCTCACCCGTCTCGAAAGTCTCGTGGAGCGAAGAGGTATACGAGTTTATCTCGTCGACCTCCCAGCTGTTTGCAAGCACCTCGATAGGTGTCTTGCAGGCGGCCATTACAATCGATCAGGTTTACCGGCCACAAGCCGGTTTTCTGGTCGGGTAGTGATTCCGAAGTTTCTTCGGGGACTCTACCTAATGGTTTTTCACGAGACTGGATCTCTGAGGGAGGATTGCAGCACGGAAGCCATCTTCTTTCTCCGGCAGATTCTGTCGGTAGGAAAGAAGACTGTTTTCCCCTGCAGTGACCGCGCAGTCGAGGACGAAGTCCTTGAATTCGTGGCCACCGACAGCCAGCTACCAGAACCTGAACAGTTCTGGGAGGCTTCGTCTCCCTCCGACCTCAATGCAGAAGCGCCTTACCAAGGTTTTGGTAACTCACAACTGTTAAGAGATCGGATTGACACGTACGACCCGCTAACGCGGGCCGAGCTGTCGATCTTCCTGGCTAACCTCGACATTGTGTCGGGGATAGTCACCACCACCCTAGGGCCTTATCAGCCCGCAGATTGGAGGTTCAGACATGGTCCTGGCGCTATTTCAGAAACTACGGCCATTTGCAACAAGTATTCTTGGCGCAATTGGTCCGAAGTTTTGGAAATGGAGTACCCTCTTGCTGATTGTGGCTTTCATAATCATGCTAGTTGGGCAGACAGGTGCGAAAATGGTGTGGGGATCGAATCTACGATTCCGTCCTCACGCCTCATCGCTGTTCCCAAGACCTTTACGGGACCGCGGCTTATTGCCGCGGAACCGTCCGAGCACCAGTGGTGCCAGCAAAACAGCTGGGACTACTTTAGCTCCCGTACCAGACGAAGTTGGCTCAGTCGATTCGTCGCATTCCGCGACCAATCACTCAACCAATCACTCTGTACGGAAGGGTCGGAAACGGGCTCGCTCGCGACCGTCGATCTTTCGGCGGCATCGGACCGAGTCACCTGTCACGTCGCAGGGCAGTTCTTCCGGGGTAACCCAGGATTGCTGCGAGCACTGCGAGCGTCTCGTACCCGTCGTGTAACACAAAAACTGACGCTTCGTGCGCCAACTTGTGTGAAGCTGAGAAAATTCTCAACGATGGGTAGCGCCAACACTTTTCCGGTAGAGAGTCTGATTTTCCTAAGCATAGCACTTGCAGCTGTCGCTACCAAGCGCGGTTGGAGGCGTCTAAGCCCATGGGATTTTCAGTCTCTCGAACGGGAAGTGGCCGTCTTTGGGGATGACATAGTCATCCCCTCTGACAGTCGGGAGCTGTTCGTAAGAGCTCTTGAAGTCTTGTACTTCAAGGTCAACGAAGCTAAGTCTTTCTGGACTGGAAAGTTCAGAGAGTCCTGCGGAGTTGACTCCTTTGACGGTGTCAATGTGACGCCCGTCTATTGGAAGCAACCTTACGATGGCGGACCAGAGTCCCTATCCAGTGTAGTAGAGTGTCGCAATAACTTTTACAAGAAGTTCTTGCTAAACACTGCTGCCTACCTGGAGTCGACACTACCAAGGGGTTTACCCCAGGTAGCTATGGACTCTGGAGTCTTTGGTTTGAAGACCCGCTTTAGACCTCGCAATAACGAACTCCCACGTCGTTACTGCGAACGTCTTCAGCGCGTCGAGGCGAGGGTTGTGTCGATGATTTCGACACAACGCCGGACTCCAACCAATGACGACACTGCGTTACTTCAGTACTTTACTGAAGAACCAAGCCCAGATAATATCTGGGTGCATGGTGTACCGCAGCGGCCTCAACTTCGGATGAAGAAGAGGTGGGTTCCTCTGGAACTTCTTACAGCTCAATAAGAAGGCTAGAGGGGACGTTCTCCAGATAAACGGGTTTGGCCGGT